CGCCGTCCTGCATCGACGCGAATTGATCGGCGATCCGCTTGAAGGCCTCTTCCGGTGCCAGCTTGCCGAATTCCTGCAGGTTGAAACCGAGTGCCTGCAGCGCAGCCGTCGCCGGCGTGATCTGCCCAGTCGCGGCCGCGTTCATGTTCTTCGCCAGGATGACGAAGGATTTCGACAGCTGCTCGAAACTCACATCCGCCAGGTCGGCGGCGTAGGTCAGCACCGACAGCTTTTCGACCGGCACGCCCAGGCGCTGCGAAGCCTTGAATAGCTCATCGCCGGTCTTGATCGCTCCCGTCGCCAGGCTGATGAATGATTTCGCCAGACCCTCGACCGCCTTCTGCAGCTGGATGCCGCCGGCGACCGCCGCCATCTGCTTGGCGAAGCCGCCCATCGTATTCGTGGCACTCTTGACGCCTTCCTCGAACTTGGCGGTGTCGAGCCCGAGAACAACGCGCAGTGCGCCGATGGTTGCGTTTTCAGCCATCTATGCCGAGCCTCTTGTTGCGAGCATTGGCCCACGACTGCATGATCGCCGCCTGCTCTTGCCACGTCTGCTCGCGCGGCCGCTTCTTAGCCATCAAGCTTTTGAGCGACGGCATTTTCTTCGCTCGATGGAATGCGGCGATATGCCAGGCGATCCAGGCTTGCCGGTTGTGCTCGATGCGCTGCGCTTCGTTCTTGCCGCGCATCGCAGCGGTGATCGTCCGGATGGTCTGATCCCAAAATGAATCGGGATCGAATCCGAGCGTCACCCAGTTGGCAAGTTGCTCGTCCCAATCCCATTGCCGGCTTCCTTCGGAGGGTTTGCCGATCCCTGTCCTCCGGTCGCTATCGGCTGCATGAGCTTGATGCCTTCGCCGATCGTCGTGCTGATGTAGTCGAGGCCTGCCGCGTCGATCAGGTCCGACACCGCCTGCTCGCTCATGCCAGGATGGTGGCGCAGCAATCCGGCGTGCAGCACCGCCAGCACTTCATCGATGCCCCACTCGCCGGCCGCCGCGCGTTCGAAGATTTTCGGGAATGGCGTCTTGAGCCGACGCTCCAGCGCCGCCAGGCCGTACGTTCCCAGCACGAATGTGAAGCGCTGCCCGCCGATATCGATGGCAACTTCGCCCTTGATTGGATTCGCCATGTTGCCTCCTTTTATGTTGTGCCGACCGTGACGCCGCCAGTCACCTTGAGCGTGACCGTCGCGGTCATCGCGTCATCGAACGGCACGGTTGGCTCGTAGCCGGTGACTTCGCCGTCGAAGGTCCACGTCACGCCATTCGGAAACGAAATCCGGCACGAGCGCCGCCGGCTTTGTCCGACCGGCAGACTCAGCAATTCGAAAATGCGGTCGTCGCTGGTGCTGCCCGGGATGAAGTTCATTTCGAAGCTCGCTTCGCCGCCGTCGATCAGGCCCGAGATGAATTCCCGATAGCGGTTCGGCGACTGCATGTGCGTGACTTCGACTTGATCCACGTCCGCGCTCGGCGGCGTGATGCTCTTGACTTCGGACAGCGCGACATACAGGTCCGGCGAGGAGTCGCTGACAATCTCGAACACTGATCCGTAGCCGAGCAGTGCATTGGATGCAGGCATGGGTTTACCCTTTCATTTGACTAAGCACCCTTGCTGCCTTCCGCATCGCCCTTTGCCGTGCCTTTTCTATTTCGTTCGCCAACTCTTCCCGAATCAGGTCGAGCGACTTGCGCCAATTTGACAGAAACGCCGGCCGCATGAACGGCTGCGGCCGGTTGGTGACGGTGCCGAACTCCTGGGCGGTGGCTTGCGCCAGCGCACCAGGCCCGACGAAAACCTCGACCTTGCTGCGCTTCTGATAGAGCGAGCGCTGCCGGCGCGACAGCTTGGTGCCAATTGTGATCGAGCGCTGCAGTTTGCCGGTGAGCACCGGCGCGGCCGCCTCGGCCGCGGTCTGGATCGGATCGGCCGCCTTGTTCAAGGCGCGCTTGAGCACGTTGGTGGCGGTGGCCTTCGACAATTCGTCCAGGCCTTCGAGCAATTCCGACAGCCCCTCCACCCTGAGGAATTCCGCCATGTCAATATTCCACGAACCACGTCGAGAAGTCGCGCGACACCCGGTGCAGCTGCACCGCGCTATCGAAGATGTCGCGCTCGTTGGTCTGAAAGATGCCCTTGAACTCGACCGTCGCCACCGTGCCGCGAAAGCCGTTCAATGCGTCGTGCACCGCGTTGGCCAGATTGCTGGCGGTGTCGCTGCTGTCGGCGATCGCATCGATCTGGATCAGGTTCTGGACGATGCCGCCCGAGCCGTCGAGCTCGAACGGAAACACGCCGCTGATGCGATTGTAGACCAGGCTCGGCGAGCGCTGGCCTTGCGGCAGCACGCCGGGATAGATGCGCGAGCCGCCGACCAGGTTTGATACCGTCGTGTCGGCGAGCAGCAGCGTGCGCAAGGCTGGCCGAACATCCTTCATGACACGTCCACCCGTCGCGTCGTCAGCACGCGCAGGCCTTCGCGCCTGCCGATCTCGTGCACGCCGATGATGTCGTAGGTCGATCGCGCCGGCGGCGCGCCGGCATCGCTCGCCGGCTCGATGATCCGGTCTTGCGGCTGCAGATCGGCGATGTCATCCGACCATCGCAAGCGAAACTCGACTTGCTCCAGCGCCGCGAATTGCTCGGCGGTGAAGCGCTCGGTGCCGCTGACCGGAAACCGATAGGCCCAGCGCGTCGTCCCGACCGTCTGCCACGATTCGATCGGCTCGCCCGAGCCCGACTGACTGAGCGACTTGCGCTGCACCACCACCCGGCGGTCGAGTTGCCCGGCTCTCATCCAATCAATCTCCAAAGGGTGCCATTGCAAAGCTCGTCCTCGTTGAATTGGCAATATGCCAGCGAGTGCAGCCACGGCATGCGCTCGTCGGGATAGACCGGCTGCTCGATCAGCGCCAGATCGGTCTGCCCCATTACCGCCGCTGCCGACTCCTTGTCCACGAATACCGGATAGCCGAGCGCAACGGCCTCGACCGCGGCGATGCTGCCGTGCGTCACCAGCGCGTGCGCGCCGCGCAATTCCTGATGCAGCGGCGTCTTGCTTTCCTTGTCGCGCACGACGATCGGGCGCTGCGTGTATTGTTTCAGCTGCTCGGCGACCCTGAATGACCAGTCGCGCGGCAGGCCGCGCAAATCCCAATAGTCCGCCAAGGTATGCGCGACCACGATATGATCGCCGTCGCGGTGCCAGGCATGTGGCAAAGGCTGCAGCCGGTCGCCGTTGATCTCAAATGGCCGGTCGAGCTCGAGCGACTTCCAGCGGTCGGCCGCCGCGTCGGCGCGCATGCCCGACATCTGGAAGCCGCCGACGTGCCAGCGGTAGTAGCCGCCGGCGATCCCCATGTCGCTTCCGCGTGGCAACCACGTGGCGAACACCCGCCGCAGATAGCCGCGATCCCAATAGATCCAGCGCTGTCGCTCTTCCTGCCACCGCCGGATGGCGCCCGCAAATTGCGGCGAGCAGCCGACGATCGGAATGAAGCTCGGCACCGCGGCCTCGAGCTCACGATAGTCATGGCGCACCACGCGCCCGCCCAGCTTGCGGATATGAGCCGCAATCCGTTCGAACAGATTGAGCTTGAATTTCTTCAAATTCGGCGGAATGAAAAACGCGACTTGCTTCGGATCGATCATCGCACCAACGCAACCGCCGTGTAATCGATGCGCTCGAGCCGCTGGATTTGCAACGCGCCGAGATAGTCATTCACCGCTTTGCGCGCGCCGTCCCAGTGGCCGTAGTCGTCCACGATCAGGATCCCGCCCTCAACCAAACGTGGATATAGGACATTCAATTCGACCAGCGTCGAGGAATGCCAGCCGGTATCGAGGAACAGCAAGGCGATCTGTGCTGGCAGATCATCCTGCAGCAATGTCTGCTCGACCGGCCCCACGACGAATCGAAGTTTGCCGGCATCGAATACGCCGGCCTGGCGCAGATTTTCTTCAACGTCTTCTCGCGACACCGCTTGCCAGCTCATTCCGCGCTGCTGCTTTGCGCGGTAGCTCTTGATCGCCGGAATGCGATGCATGCTGATATCGACATCGGACGGCTCGGTCATTCCATTGAAGGTATCGAACAGCCAACAGATGCGATCCGGGGAGACTGTGCGCGCGAGCATGACCGAGCCGCCGCGCCAGATGCCGCATTGCACGATGTCGCCTGCAATACCCTGCGCATCCAACTTGGCCAATGATGCCCCCAGATAGTTGAGCCGATCCGGCGTCAACTTGGTGAAAGGCGCGAGGTCACTCAGCAGTTTAGGATCGACAGACATCGATCGAATATCTCATCAGCCGTTATCCGCCGCATGGCGTCGCGGCAGTGTGAACACTCGCGCAGCGAGCCGCAGGCCTCCGCACCGCCGGTCAAGTTGGCATGCAGGTCATACCCGGTCACCTCCGGCGGGATGAAGCCGCCGAAAATCACAATCGCCTTGGTGTGGACCGCGGCCGCCGCATGGTGCAACCCGCCTTCCGGGCAGATCACCAGATCGAAGCCCGCGAGCGCGGCCGCCGCACAGCGAAAGTCGCCGCCGGTTTCGACCAGCTGCACGCCGCGCAACCGCGCGCGTCCGAAACTCAACTGCCAAACCGCGAAGCCGGCCCGCAACAGCCGATCGGCCAGCGCCTGATAGTTGGCAAGGCTCCAATCCTTATTTGGCGCCACCGGCTTGTGCCACGGCACGTTCGGCTCGATCAGGATCTGCCGCTTGACGGAATAGGCGCGCTCGTGCTCGTCGAAATAGAATTCGCCGGGGCGCGCCTTGTAATCGTAATTCCAAATCCAACGGCCGTTGCCGAGCGTGTTATACTGGCGATTTCCCTTGTGAAAGCGGATCCATTCGACATCCGGCCCGAGCTTGCCGGCGATGTTCGGATTGTGCCGGAAAGCGATTTCGCTGTATGGACCCCAGATCAATTTCCGCCCGTCGCCGAACGCGATCCGCTTGCCGCGCGCGCAGGCTCCGCGAGCCAGCCCGGTCGCCATGATATCGTCGCCGATGCCGATTTGATTATCCCCAATGCCTTCGTACCCACGGCAGCGCCGTGAATTGCGATGGATCGCGATGGCCCGGAAACGCCACCATGCGCGCATCATCCGGCAGCTGATCGTCCTTCGGCCATTGCGGCTTGCGGAACGCGTAAATGCCGCTCGACGGCCCGACGTTCCACACCGCAGCGTCCGGCAGCGCGTGCCAGATCCAGCCCTGGTCATCCGGGAATTCGAACCGCGGCACCCGGCGAACCTCTTCGAGCGAGAAGTCGGTCCAGACTTCCGGATGCGCGCCGGCGCGCAGCATCATCACGCTGCCGTTGAACGGGCAGGGGTTGGCGGCATTGGCGCCGGCGAGGATCACGAAGTCTTCGGGGCGATTGAATAGCGGGTCGAGCTCGCCGGTGACGATCAGGTCGAGGTCGAGGCACACGATCCGATCGCCTTGCGCGATGCCGAATTGCCCTTGCCATTGCGGCGAGAACATCCGCAGCCGGCACAGGCAACCGTCGAGCAGTCCATGGTCCGCGCCGGACGGCGCCACCGCCAGAAAATCGTGCTGGCCGTGATGATGCCGGCGCACACCGCTGCGCAGCCGCGCGACGTAGTGCGCGCCGTACTTGCTCCCCCATATCCAAGTGACGAAGATCAATGCCACTGCAGAACGCCGATCCCGTTGTGGTTGGTGTCGCGCTTGATCTCGAGGAATGTCGCCTGATCCTTGTGCGCCTCTTTCAACTCGCGCCATACCTTCGGCACCTCGATCGTTAGGCGGCCGGGTGGCGTCGGATTGTTCCAGCCGATGTCGTGAAAGCAGACGATCTTCGACAGCTGGCCGTAATTGGCGAAATCCTTGCGCACGAATGGCTCGGTGTGATTGGCGTCGATGAAGATTGCATCGAACGGCGCCAGCGCCTTCACCTGGCTGACGATTGACGCCGCCGTGCTATCGCCGATCAGCAAGTGCGCGTCATGCCCCTGCCGCTTCAATTCAGTGATGCAATCGCGCAAGGATCGCTCGGAATCGGATCGGCCCCAACGGCTATTGGGCAGATCGACCGAGACGATGCGCGATTTCGGCGCCAGCGCCTGCTGTGCGATTGCCCACAGTGCGCCACCGAACTTCGAGCCGATCTCCAGAAAGCTGGTGATCTGCTTGCCCTTCAAGAACGCAATGAACTCGGTGAGCTCGTCGGCGTGCTGCTGCGGCTTGGTGGTGTAGTGCCCAGCCATGTGTCAGCCTCGATGGTAATCGCCGAAGGTATCGGCGGTTTGATATTTCTCGACGGTGTAACCGTGCGCCGCCGCTTCCTGCAGCTTGCGATCGAACAGCGCCGTGATGTCCTTGCGCGGATGCGGCTTGACCGCGGTCAGGTACTTGTACCAATGCACGCCGCCGCTGCGCTTTAACCGCGGCAGCGCATATTTGAGCTGCGGCTGCGTGGGGATTTCGGTGCAATGCACGATCTTGATTTCCGGATCCCAGATGTCGGAATAGCGCTCGCCGTCGAGGCAATTCCAATTCTGCCCGGTCGGGAAGAATTGCACCTGGCCCGGCCGGAAATTGCGGCGTAGATGTGCGTAGCAGCCATAATCCCGCTTGATGCGCTCGATCGGCGGCAGCTGCTTGCGTGCGCGCTCGCAATCGAACAGCGAGCAGCAGAACGTATTGTGATCCTTGGCGATGACGAATGACCCGCTCATGAACTTGGCGTTCCACAGCTTGGCGATGTCGTCCATGACGATCATGTCGATGTCGAGATAGATCGCCTTGCCCTGGAAGCCGCAGGCCGCCGGCACGCCCCAGCGGAATGCCGAGAATGGCGTCGCCCAGCCGCGCGTCAGCCAGCCCTCGTTTCGCAATGGCGCCGAATACCAGAAGCTCGCCGGATCGCGCGACAGCTTCATCCACGTGATGTCGAGCTCGTCGCTCGCGTGCTCGCGCAAGGTGTATTCAAGCACCGCTTGGCTTTCCAAATCCTCATTGTTGGCCGGCGTGCCGATGAAAATTCGAACCGTCATGGCGCCCACCTTTCCAGCATTTCCGGCACGGACATTTTCGGATAGGCGGTGATCGTGCTGATCGGCGAGCAGTTGATCACCTCGATCCCGAGCCCGCCGATCACGCCGAACGATTCGTTGAAGGCCTTGCGCCAGCGCGTGACATTCGATTCGGCTGGATTATTGAGCGGCGACGGATGGCGTCCGTGAAAGTGGCAGCCGTTGACCAGGTTGCAGTCGATGCCGATCAGCGCAATGCGCGTCACGCCGAACTGCACCAGCAGATTGAAACCCTGAAAGCCGCCGTTGCCGCCGGCGCCGATCACGCCTGGCCGCTCGATCAGCAGCTGGTCGGATGCCACGTTCGGGATCTCGATGCGCTCGATGCCCGGGAAGTGTCGGCAGGTGAGCGCCTGGTGCGTCAGCTTGAGACCGGCGAAGGTGCGCCATTCCTTTTCGTAATGCTGCCACCAGCCGATGTCGCAGCTGTACAGCGCATCCGCCCATGGCGCGAGCTTGAAAGCGTTGTTTATGGCAATGGCGTGCATCTTGTCTGCGAGCAGCGAGACGCTGGCATTCTTCACCGATGGCCCGGTGCCGACCACCGCCGCGGTATGGCCGCGCCAATCCTTCCACCAGCGGTGAGTGGACGGTCCGTCTTCGGCTGCCTTGTTGATCATGCGAACGGGATCACCACGCGATAAGGCCGCAGCAGCTGCTCGGCGCCGAACGGCAGCTTGGTCACGATCGTGCCGATCACCACGTCCTCGCGCTGCGCGTACATTGAGCCGATGTGCAGCAGCATGGCCTGCTTGATCGAAACCGGAATATTGGCGCGCAGATCGGGCGGCGAGTCGGTCGTTTCCGGATAGCCGGCGAGGAACCGCACGCGCACCGCATTGATGGCGTCGAGGATGCCGGTCGGCCAGCCGCCGGTCGCCGGCACCACCCACGCCGGCTCGGACGCGGCGTCGACCCAATATTCCAGCGTCGACACCACCTGCTCGTTTCCGTCGGCATCGTCGTACTTGATGCTTTCGACTTCCTGCAGTGGCGGCAGCGGGATCTTGATCTCGTGCAGCGGGAAATTATCGAGCACCAATTCCCAGGTCTGCGTCACCAGCGCCCGCCCCAGGAAGCCATATTCGCCGTCGATGAAAGATGTCGCCGCCGCGATGTAGAGCGCGATCAGCGAGTCCTCGTCGGTGTGGTCGACGCGCAGGTGCGCTTTGACTTCCTCCAATGTGAGCGGCTGCACTGTCGGCGCTGTGATCGGTTTCAATCCCATGGCGTCACCCTGTGGCTGCTCGGCGCCGCGGCATGTTCGAGCCTGGCCGCCGCGGCATGGTTTGCGCCGGCCGGCGCGGCTGCTGTCCATCCGGCGCGCGGCTGCGATCCTGCGTCGGGAAGCGCGGTTGCACGCCGCCGGTCATGGCGGCCACCCAATCGCCGCGCCCGTTGAAATTGGCGGCGATCATCAGCTGCGCATTCATGCGCGTGGACAGCGAGCCCTCGCCGGTGAAGATCGCTTCGGCGAACTTGATTGTGGCGACGGTGGTGCTGTCGATCGACAGAGTGCTGCTGCCGGCGAGGATGGCGGTTATCGCCTGGCGCGCATTTGCGCGCGCCGACATTGAGCCGGCTCCATCGAACAGCGCGAAGGCGCTGGCGTTGATCCGCACCACGACCGACACGACGCCCGCGCCGGCGAAGGTCGCAGACGCGAGCTTGTATTTTTGTGCGTCGGCGGACAGCGCGCCGGCGCCGCCGTAGGTGACGCGCGCGGCAATCTGCAGGAACTCGTCGGCCGAGAGTGAGCCCGCGCCGGCGAACGTGGCGGCCGCCTGCATGCGCTGGCTCGCCGCAGCCGAGAGATTGCCTTGGCCTGGCAAGGTGGCGGCCGCCTGCATGCGCAGCACGGCGGCGACCGCCAGGTTGCCGGCGCCACCGAAGCGCGCTTCACCAGGCCATGCAGTCGCCTGGCCGGTGACAGTGGCGAAGATCGACAGGTCGCTCGATCCGACGAAGGTCGCGGCGATCCGCATCTGAAGATTGCCGCGGATCGAAAGGCTGCTTTCCCCGATGAAGGTTGCCGCCGCCGCCTGGCGCAGCTGTGCCAGCGCCGACAGGTTTCCGGCGCCCGCATAGGTGCAGGCAATCGCCTGCTGCAGGAGCTCGTCGGCCGACAGCGCGCCCGCGCCCGGCAGCGTGGCGAACCCGAGCATCCGCAGGGCGGCATAGGCGGACAGGTTGCCGGCGCCCGGCAGCGTCGCAGCGGCCGCCTGGCGCTGATTGGCGGCAATCGACAGGTTGCCCGCGCCGGCGAAGATCGCTTCCGCCAGCTTGTACTTGACGGTCGCGACCGAGAGCGACCCCGCGCCGGCGAAGGTCGCTTCGCCGGAGTGCGCCGTGAACCCCTTGACCGCATCGATCGAGAAGCTGCCCGCGCCTGCGAAGGTGGCCGCGCCGAGCATGCGCGCATTGACATAGACGGAGAGCGCGCCCGCGCCCGGCAGCGTGGCGAACGCGAGCATCCGCAGGCCGGCATAAGCGGACAGGCTTCCGGCGCCTGCGAAGGTTGCTTCGGCGAGCTTGTATTTCTGCGCCTCGACGGAGAGAGAACCCGCGCCGGCGAATGTCACTTCGCCGAGCTTGTACTTTATCGTCGCGATCGAGAGATCGCCGGCACCATTGAAGATTGCCGCGCCGATGTGCGCGGTAAGGCCAGGTACCGCCAACGCCGACAGGTTGCCCGCGCCTGCGAACGTCGCAGCGCCCAGCATCTGTGCGTTGACGTAGATCGAGAGCGCACCCGCGCCCGGCAAGCTGACGGCCGCCTGCAGCTGCTGGACGGCGGCAATCGATAGGTTGCCTGCGCCGGCGAAGGTCGCAGACGCGAGCTTGTATTTTTGTGCGTCGGCGGACAGCGCGCCGGCGCCGCCGTAGGTGACGGCAATTGCTTGCCGCAGGAATTCGTCGGCCGACAGATTGCCGGTGCCGTTGAAGATCGCTTCGGCGAGCTTGTACTTGATGGTTGCGATCGACAGCGCGCCCGAGCCGGCGAACGTGGCGGCGGCGAGCTTGTATTTCTGGATCGCAACAGACAGCGAGCCGGCGCCGGTGAAGGTCGCCGCACCGGCGTGCGCGGTGACGCCAGAGCTTACAGTGGCGAGAACAGACAGCGAGCCGGCGCCGCCGAGCCTCGCGGCAGCGCTCTGCGCGGTGCTCTTGCGAGACTTTGCCTGCGCCCAGGTTACATAGACATAGGCTGCCATATCAGCCGCCGTCGCCTCTGAACGATGCCAGCGCGATCGTCCCTTCGGTGCCGGTGTTCGCCGTCCAGGTCGCGGTCAGCGTATGCGATCCCGCCGCCGCGACCACCTCCCGCTGGAACGGCGAGAACGTCCAGCTTTCCGTTGTCTGCTCGGCCGCCGCCTCGACATAGGAGTTGTCCAGCGAAACCGTTGTCGACGTGATGTCGCCAGCGACCGCCGTCGCGCCGACCGCAAATCCGCCCGCCGGGATCGCCATGCCGGCGGCGGTCAAGACTGGATTGGCGCCGGCCGTGCTGTCCACCGCCGTCGTGTTCGCGTCGGCGCTTCCCATCCGGACGGTCCACCACGAGATCGCCTCTGCGGTCGCGGTGCCGGCAAGCTCGATTTCAATGTCGCCGGTGCTTCCCAGCGGGACATGCGCGATCGAGATGCCGATATCGATCGTGCCGGATTGCCCCGACCATTGTTGCGCGGTCGCGCCGTTGATCCTCAATGAGACCGGATGGCCCGCGTCGCCCATGGTCGCGACCAGGACGTATCGATCGTCGGATGGCGTCCCGAGATCGAGCGCCGAGAACGTATAAGACGAAGCGTTGGTATTGTTTACCGATGATCCACGATAGGTCAGGCTCGAATAGGTTCCGGCCTCGACCGTGCTTTCGAATTCGAGATACAGATCATCAAAGTCGGTGATGGACGCGAATTCCGCCGGCGTCAGGATGCGCGTGAACGTCTGCGGATCAAAAGCGTGAAGATGATCATGCGTCCAGGTCGCTTTTGTCGTGCTTCCCTGCAATAAGCGCACGATCAAACCTGCCGCATCAGCGCCGGTCTTGCCGCAGCGGTAGGAAACCTCGAGCAAGCCATCCGGCAGATAGCCGGGATTTGCCAGCGAGATTTTCGCAATCGCAGGGCCGCCCGAGATGTCCGGCGACTTGATGTAATCCGCATCGTCGGCGGTTGCCTCGTCGATCGCTGCCACCAGATTTGATCCGCCGACCTGATCGGTCCATCCTCCGTCCGTGACATCCGCATCCGGCGCGAGCGTCTCATAGGTGAGAACCGCCGACTGGCCGGATACCGCTTCGGCGGAATATGCAAATCCCGATATGTCCGCATCATCCGCAGACTCGTATGGCGCCACGCCGACGCGAATCCAGGCTGAAAAATTGCCGGCGCCGGCAAACCGCGCGGTGATGGCGAGCCGTTGTTGGCTGTCCGCCGAAAGAGCGCCGTCGACGTTGCTTTGGCCAGCGCCTGCGCGAGCGACCATCTGCGTCTTACGTCAATACGACTTTCAGTGCGCCGGTCGGGATGCCGATCGTATCGCCCGACAGGCATCCGACCGATGCCGTCATCGTGCCCCAGAACAGGCGCGTCGCGTTCGCAGCAGCGGCCCGGTCCCAAAT